AGGCGTTGCCAATCGCTCTTGGCAAAAAACAGATTACCGACCATGTGCTGAAAGAAGCCTTAAAGCGAGCCGGTCAAGAAGGCATTGTTGATGCTCAAGAGATTTTCCACCTGTACAGCATTGGCGCTCAAAATGTAGCGTCTGGGCTTGTTAATGCTTTGTCAAAATTGCCAGGTGTCGGTAATAAGATAAAAGCCGGTGGAGAAGATGCGAGAGCAAGAGCCAACGCATTTTTAACATTGTGGGGTTCGATGTTTGCCATGGCTGAGAGCTTCAACCGCAAGTTGACGTTCGTAGCCGCTTGGGATGTAGCGAAGGCAACCGGCAAGAAAGACCCTTATGCGTTTGCAGTTCGAGCCGTTAATGAGACACAAGGCATTTATAACAAGGTCAATCGACCAAACTGGGCACGCGGCCCAGTGGGTAGAACGGTTCTGACATTTAAGCAATACAGCATCATGTATGTTGAGTTGCTATCACGACTGGCTAAACACGGCGGCCCAGAAGGTAAACGTGCGGCTTTAATGATGTTGGCCGTACTAATGTTGGCTTCTGGTGAGGAAGGTTTGCCATTCTCACAAGACCTTGATGACTTGATTGATACGATTGGCCAGATACTAGGTTATGACACCAACGCTAGACGCTGGAAACGCCGTAATGCCTACGAAATCTTCGGTAAAGAAATGGGTGATTTGTCGCTCTACGGTATTTCATCCATGCTACCGATGGACTTTTCCAACCGTCTTGGCTTGGGTAACTTGATTCCAGGCACCGGTCTAATAAAAGCGTCTGATGAAAACAATCAAAGCCGGAACATCGAGGAAATATTCGGCGCTGGTGCTGGAATGCTAGGTCAAATGGGCGACGCAGTTAATGCAGCAATTGATAGAAACTGGGGTAAAGCCGCTCAGAACATAATGCCGACAGCAATCAAAAACCTGTCAGGCGGTTTAGAAATGGCTAAAAAAGGCTATGCCACCGACTCAAGAGGTCGGAAGGTTGTAGAAACCACCGGTGTTGAATCAGTTGGAAAAATGCTAGGCTTCAACCCAACGGTAGTGGCACAGGAAACACGCAGAACAGCGCCTCAGCAACAAGATATTGCATTGCAAAAAAGAACTGAGGCAAGTATCACTGATTTGTGGGCGCAAGGTATGGCCGACAACGATCAAGAAGCAATGGATAAAGCCGCTAAGCGTCTTGATGATTGGAATCGTGACAACCCAGACACGCCAATTAGAATTTCACCAGATCAAATCAGGGATAAAAAACGCAAGCTGTTACAAGACAAAGAGTCGCGGTTAATCAAGTCGGCGCCGAGGGAACTCAGGGCCCGGATTGGGCTTGAGTTGACAAAATAGTGACTGGATGCCGCCTAGCGTGGCGTCCGTTTGCATTTTGACTGCTTTGAGGTGGGTTGCCAGATGGTAATTCACTTCTCGCAAACGCGCATACTCGGCAAGCGCCTGTTCTGTAACACGGTCTTTGGGTGTAGAATTCAGCACCGTTTCAAGATTTGGCGTTTCTAAAATGGAAAAAGGCATTCTAACTCCTTGTTTTCAATGGGTTTAGAATGTTACGCTTATCAGAAATAATTATCTATAAAAACAATAAAGATACTTGTCATGGTATTTTTCATGGTATCTACCAATGATCGCAATCGAAACGCTATGAAAACATTACGTTTTTTCTTCTCGTTAACAATTGAGTGGGAATGATCTGATGTCTGGCATTGACCAGTAAGACAAAGCACGAAACACCCGTAAGCCCGCGTAACTGCGGGCTTTTTTACGTCTTTCGTCTGGTAACGACACGCACCTGCCAGCACCACCAAGAACGCTTTCGCCATGGTATCGGCAATGGTATCATCCGAATACGCGCTGGAATTTTTGCCGATACCATTCGTTGATGTCTTAGGAATTCATGGTATCAAAACGCAAAAAGTCTAGTATTCATGCGGGTTTCAGCCGTTTTTCATGGTTGCGCAAATCATGGTATCGGCAGCCACCCGCGATACCATGAAAAAGGGGCAATGGAATGCTGACAGACACCAAACTAAGGAACCTAAAGCCACAGGACAAAATGTACAAAGTGGCTGATCGTGATGGGCTATACGTCGCTGTGACAAAGGCTGGCGGGGTTTCCTTCCGCTACAACTACGCAATCAACGGACGACAGGAAACGGTCACATTCGGGCAGTATGGTATCGGGGGAATCACATTGGCTGAGGCACGGGAAAGGCTGGGGGAAGCCAAGAAGCTGATCGCCGCTGGTGAGTCACCCGCGCGGGAAAAAGCCCGTGCTAAGGATCGGGAAAAAGACGCCAAGACGTTCGACGACTGGGCGCAGGCTTGGCTAAGAGGTTACGAGATGGCCGACTCTACCCGCGATATGCGCCGCGCTTGCTACGACCGCGAACTTAAAGGCCCGTTCGGTAACAAGCTAATGACTGAAATCACCCATGATGACCTTCGCCACCTGACGGACAAAATCGTAGAACGCGGGGCACCGGCCACGGCGGTTCACTCACGAGAAGTCGTTATGCAGATTTACCGCTGGGCAAACGAACGCGGGTTAAAAGTAGAGAATCCCGCAGACATGGTGCGCCCAACGTCGATTGCCAAATTCCAGCCGCGTGAGCGTGCTTTGTCGCCGGATGAAATCGGTTTGATGTATCAGTATTTGGATAAGGTAGCCGCTGGCCCACAATTCAAGGTGGCGTGTAAGCTGCTATTGCTAACGATGGTACGCAAGAGCGAACTGGCAGAAGCTAAGTGGGATGAAATCAATTTTAGCGAGGCGCTTTGGACAATCCCCAAAGAGCGTATGAAACGGCGCAACCCGCACTTGGTCTTTTTATCCAATCAAGCCTTGGATATTTTTATCGCGCTCAAGACGTTTGCAGGCGGCTCTGACTATGTGCTGCCGTCACGCTATGACGCTGACCAACCGATGAGTAATGCCACGCTAAACCGTGTGCTGGAGTTGGTTTATTCGCTGGCGCAGAAAGAAGGCAAGGCACTAGATAAGTTTGGGCCGCATGATTTGAGAAGAACGGCCAGTACCCTGTTGCATGAGGCTGGATATAACACGGACTGGATTGAAAAATGCTTGGCTCACGAACAGAAAGGCGTGCGTGCCGTGTATAACAAGGCTGAATATCGAGAGCAACGAACGTCTATGTTGCAGGATTGGGCTGACATGATTGATAAATGGACTAAACAACCACAGGTTGCCCAGGTCTTGCTGCTTGTTCGCCGGACTGCTTCCTAAGTTCAATCCATTCTCGCACCTCGGTTAAATCCCAAGCCACGTTACGACTGGTAAGCGCGATCCGTTTTGGAAAGTCACCGCGCTTTTCCATGTTGTAAATGGCTTTCTCCGACAATGGAATCATGCTTAATAGTGTTTTCTTATTGATTAGTTGCATTTTGTTCCCTCAAAATGGAATACCGTCGGATACCCATTCAGGGCACCCGCTTTGTAAAACGTGAGCAGGTGGCGTAACACCACCGGCCAATGCGCAAGCGTTCTTGCTGAAATGGGCGCAGTAATCGCACCCATGACTCATGGTTTCAATCAGACTCTCCCAATACTTAATATCAGACTGGGCTTTAGCCAAGGTTTTGTTGGCTATGTAGAGTTCCATGCGAATATCTTGGGGGGTTAGGTTTGGCATACCGACCCCTTGGCCTTAGCAATAACTTGTTTGGCTACGCCATTAGGCATTCTTTCATGCGGAGCTAAAACCCAAGGCCCCTGCGTATGCTTTAACTCACTCATTCCCCACGCTCCCGTTGTGCAAGCATGGCATCAGCATATTTATATGCCTTTTTTGCAACGTCCTCACCTCTAAGATTAAGATTTGCGGCTATTTGACTTTGCATCGCCTTCGCCGCGAAATAATAGCGCAAGGTCATGCCACCCGTATAATCCGTTTGACCATCAGAATCTGGAAACGCTGGCCCGCCGTTGTTGTTTGCGCTCATGCCTCACCCCCAGCAATAACAACCTCGGTGGATGTTGGCTTTGCCTCTAACTTAGATAGCTTTTCAAGCAGTCGCTCGTTTTCCCGTGTGAGCCGGTTGTTTTCCTCCAGAACCTCGCGCATTTCGATAACGGGTTGATTGTCTGGTGTTGGTAGTTCAGCAGGGTCAATGAATAGAACCTCAACATTCTTGTCGTTTACATGTCGCCAAGGATCGTTGTAATCTTTTTTGAACACCTGAGCGGTCATTAAATCAAAAATGCCTTGTGGCGGAATTGATTCAGGGATGATCACATATTCGTAATAACCACCAGTATTTAACATCGCTATTTTTTTACTCATGCTGCTACCTCTTGTTTATTCCAATCAAAATGAACATCAATAATTCGCCAATATTCACCGTCTGGCTTAACTGTGATGGTGGATGGTTTCGGAATCCTTGACTCGTCTGCCATTATTAAGAAATCCTCAATCGTATCGGCGGCCAAAATCCCGCGCTTCCAGCACCACGATATGTAATGCTTTTTGACGTGCGAACGCTCGTCGTTAATCGGAAGCCATTCAGAAAATGAAGTCGGGCCGCACCAATAGGTAACTCGTATGGAATCGGGTTTGCCTATCTTTGAATAACGGGAATAATCCACGTCGGTTACTAAATACTTTTTCGGTTGCTCTAACGCCGCTACGATGACCGCATCAGCCGCCTCGGTGCCATGCGCCGCTTTTGACTGCCATTCATACTCGCAGTTAGGGCACAGCATGACGGACGGATGAACGAATTCATGGCAACTTGGGCACTCTTTCACTGGTGCAACGCTCACACCTTCGCCACCGCCTTCACGTTTCTTTTTAACTCTGATTTGGTCAATCGGCCCGTGGCGTTCGACGTTACCGGCAAAGTCCAAAACCAAGGTGTTGTCTTTGCTTGGATGTTTGCGTAAACCACGCCCCATGATTTGCACATAAAGCCCCGTTGATTTGGTTGGTCGTAACATCACGATGCAATCAATGTCAGGCATATCGAATCCGGTGGTTAGCAACATGGCATTGAACAGAAATCGCGTCTTACCAGACTTGAACGCATTAAGTTTGGCTTCGCGCTCCATCTTGCCCATATCGCCGCTAACAAAATCCGCTATCCAACCGCGTTCTCTGGCTAACTCTGCGCAGTGGGCCGCGTGTTCAATACCAGAACAGAAACCTAGAATATGGTTGCGGTCGTGTGCGTAGTTCGCCACCTCATCCAGCGCCCCATTTATCAGGTCGCTTTTATCCATTGCGTGCTGCAACTCACTGGCGACAAACTCACCACCACGGGTATGCACGTCTGACAGGTCGGCTTTGGTGGCACCGTTCTTAGCCACCAACGGACACAAGTAACCGGCTTTAATCAAATCGCCAACATGTGCCTCATAAGCGATGTCGGTAAATATCCTGTGTTCGCCATCGGTCAATAGGCCAGAATCCATACGGTAATGCGTGGCGGTAAGCCCAATCACTTTGAGTGCTGGGTTGTATTGGCGTAAACCGTCTAGGAACCGGCCATACATGGTGTCTGACTTTTTGCTAACTAAATGCGCCTCGTCGATGATTACCAAGTCAGTACCGCCAAACTTAGCCGGTAGCCGGTGGATTGATTGAATACCGGCAACTGTGATCTGTTCCTTTCGCTTTTGACCAACGCTGGCAGACCACAATCCAATAGGCGCTTCCGGCCAGTAACGCACAATGGCGGCAGCGTCTTGTTCAATAAGCTCCTTAACGTGGGTCAATAAAATAATCCGCGTGTTTGGGTATTGTTCAAGAGCGCCTTTGATAAATGCCGCCATAGTTAAACTTTTGCCTGCACCGGTAGGAAGGACAATCAAAGGATTACCTTGCTGAGAACCAAAATAGTCGTAGATAGATTGCACAGCTTCGGTTTGGTATGGTCTTAGGCTGATCACCCCATCAACTCCCCGAACGCTTGTCTTTGCGCTTCCTCTGAATACATGCCACCGTCTACCAGCTCGAACACGCGCTGGCAGAAAGCATCTTCTTGTTGTTCTGTTGGCCTTTTGCCAAGCCGACTTGCTCTGCTATACAGATACTCGGCGTCTTGATCCCAGCGTTCTGTGCCGTCACTCACGCTCACACTCCATCAGGCATTGAAACAAAGACGAAAGCACATATTGAACGCCAACAATCACGCCAATAATTAAGCAAATTGCCAATACAGTTACGCAAACACTGGCATTAAGAAGTAGGTTTGCAATGGCCTTAAACATGACCTACACCGCTGCTACCAAATCCGTTATCACCACGATCTGCTTCCGGTAGTTCTGAAACAACGATCCATTCAATTTCCGGTACCGGCACAATCATTAACTGTGCAATCCGATCACCCACACGAATTGCAAAATCTTCGGTCGAGTGATTGCGTAGCAATACTTTGACTTCGCCACGGTAGCCAGCGTCAATCACGCCTGCACCAACGTCGATACCGTGTTTTACCGATAATCCACTACGCGATTTAAGAATCCCGCAGTAGCCATTAGGGATTGCCACCTTCAAATCGGTGCTAATCAATGCGCTATCGCCGCAAAAAATCACATCATCTTCTGATGCTTCAATGTCAAAAGCGGCGTCGGTTGGGTGGGCTTTTTTTAGTTGTTTGGTTGCTAATATGTTCATTGTTGTTTTCCTACGCATAGTTCAATTGTTTTAAAGATATGATCTTTCCATTTGCACCACCAATCAAACGCTGTTGTATCCATTTTTCTTATTTTCTCATCATCAAAGTTTTTCCAATCATCAATCGAATGACGTTGGCAACCAATTTGAAGCGTATCTCTTGTAAAACCTATTGGCCAACGATCGAATTGCATTGTGAAAATAAATTCCATATCGCCCATACACAACAGGTCGGCACCACGCAGGTCGGCACCACGCAGGTTGGCACCACGCAGGTCGGCATCACGCAGGTTGGCATAACCCAGGTCGGCATCACGCAGGTCGGCACCACGCAGGTTGGCATAACCCAGGTCGGCACCACGCAGGTCGGCACCACGCAGGTCGGCACCACGCAGGTTGGCATAACGCAGGTCGGCACCACGCAGGTTTATTTTGGCTTTAACTGCAAGTTGCAATGTTAATTGCATAAAATTATTGTCCTGCTCATGCGAAAACAATATTTGTTGCGTAAATCTGTGTTTAATTTCAATTTTCATTGTTGTTTTCCAATAATTAACCTTTAATCGACGCGCCAAACGCCGTTCTAATTTCATCAATTCCCGCGTTGCAAATAACCCGATGATCGGCTGCGGCGCTAATTTCATGCGTGGTGTAAGTAGGGTTGTTGGTGTGTAATGTTGTTACACTCGGCACGGCAACTAAGAATTGCGCACCGTTGTCTTTACGCACAAAACCAATCCAGCCTTCACCCGCGTCTACCGCTTCGGCATAGGTCAGCAAAAACGGTAACGGTAGATGCTGATCACAACCGACGCGCTGAAAATCAACGGGGATTGACGGCTGTTTCCAATGTGCGCACGACCATCGACCATCACCTTCGCGTTCCGGTGTGGAATGAACGCACGAACGACAGGTAACGGCTGGCACCTGATGGCTATGGCATATCTTGTTGAACGTACACCAACTGCACAGGTAGAACTTTGGATCGTCGCTTATCTTTGCTGGTGGTTCGCCACCAAAAATGATGGATTCGGCCTTCACCCTGGTGCGCTCAAATTCCAACGGTTCAAACTCAAGACGTTCTGAGTGCAATTCGTCGGTATCTTTATCAACGGCAAGATAAAGCGCTCGATCAATGCCACTCCAGCCCATGTAAGTGTTCATTTGTATCCAATGTTCCGGCTTGGCTTTCTTGACGCCTTCCTTTTTGAGCTTGGCAAACGACTTTGATCCATGTGTTTTGAACTCGCACACATGCCAACGCTTGCCGCCCATGGGGATATGTTGTGCCACGCCGTCCGTGTTGCCGCGCATGTGCCCACCTAAGTCGGAGTAGGCAAACTGGTTGCCGGTGTTGGGATCGACTTCGTGAACGGTAGCCCCAATGGATCGCAAATCAGCGACAAAACGCGGTTCTGCTAGGTGGCCTGTTTGAAACAGTCTGAGCAATCGACCGTCAAACTGTTCTTTAGCTGCCCAGCGAAAGCCGTACCACAGGGCACGCTTACATTCTCGACCGATAATGCTGGCACCAAGATAGGTACGGGCTTTTTCTGTTCCGTACTGTTTTTCGTACTGCTGATAAATCTCGCTAACAATCGGATCAATGTTTTGTGAAATATCAGGCATGAAAAACACCTGTTTTTTTGTTCAAACTCATACTATCCCCCTTTAGGAAATTGGTTAGTGATGGTGGCAGGTTGCAAACCTTGCTCATGTGGCCTTCATGTCATGCGTTCACCATCAAGTGAATACCACTACGACCACGTTTCCGCACTCCGACCTGTCCTTCTATTACAGGCAGTGGTATTCCTTCATAGTGCTGGTACTTACCCGACCAGCTTAGGTTCCGTTTATTCAACAACTGGCTCCGACGGAAAAGCGGAATCGCGTGTCTTATTCCTTCTATCTGATGGTTGCCAGTGCTAAACTCTGGCTTTGCCCGTCAAAAGCGGTTATGTAGCAAGCTTGTAGGACTACTACGGCCAACTACACCTTATCTTTTGTTGCGTATCAGCCTACGCATTAACCATCACGGCTGTTGACTGCTTGGCATTTAGGCGTTATCCAAGGTAGCGGTTCCCACCGTTGCCACAATTTCAGGTTGTTTCACGGTACGCTTCAATCAACATGCGTGATGGTGCTGGCCTTTTTACCGTCGCCAGCGCGGACGTTGCTCGGTTTTAGCGTGAATCAGAATATCCACGAAAGTAATCACGCTAAACAAACTATCACGGGCTTATATGCGGTGCCGTGAGCCACCGACCGAGCGTTTTTCACAGCTTGAGAGCACTACAAACCAGTTGACCGACTGGCGGCGGATTGGCATTGCTGCCGAATTCAAAAAAAGCCCCCTATCAAAGCAGGGCAAGTACAGGACTTCCAAAGGACATCACGACCTTGGCCGATGCACCCTCATAACGCGCATGGGTCAGGGTGCCTGTCTTTCCAGGCTGTCAGGCGTTAGTCGGGCGCCAAACACACATATCAAAGGAGGTGAAACTATGTGTGTTTATTCTGTTTCTTCGCTTTCTTGATTGACTTCGGCTGCATCGTTGGCAATTTCTGCCTCACGCAACGCATTCAAGGCAATCGAACGAAAACCGTTGACCAATTGATCAACTTGTTCAAACGGTAGTTTGCCAAGAGCGGCCAAAATTAAATTAACCTGGTCAAGATTCAATTCATACTTGACCACTACTTGTGCTGGATTTAATGCCATTTCTGTATTCCTGTTAAAAGATTATTGCCAAGGGGCTGCGCCATTCGGTGTTGCCGGTGCCGGTGCTGGTGCTGGTTGTTGTCCCCAAGGGGCTGTCGCCGGTGCTGCTTGAGCCGCCGGTGCAGGTGCAGGCGCATGTTGCATCGCTGGCGCTCCACCGATTGCTGATTCGTATTTCTTAATGATGTTGGCTTGACGGTTTCTATCGTCAAGTTCAACGCCCACCGTTACCAGCATCGCTTTGTTGTGCAACTCAGCCGAGTCATTCGGACGAATGATCCCCACCGCGCGGCAGATTGCACCCAGTTCGCGCTGTGCAATATCCACCGCTGTTTTGTTGTGGTTTTGCAGATTCAAACGTGCCCATAGTTTGCGGCCTTTGAATTGGCCGTCGATTACTTCAAAGACAAATTGAAGATATTGGCCTTGGCCGTTTTTTGTCGGTTTGAATTCCGACTCTGTAATGATTGCCACATATTGCCCTTCGGGTAGGGCGTCAAAAGATTCCTGTTCCGGTACTGTACTTGCGTCAAAGCCGTTCAATGCTGCCATCGGTCACTCCTTACTTAATTGAAAATTGAGAAAAACTAAACATTATGGGCAACAGAAGGCCGATTCATGGCTTCTGTTAGCGCCGCTAAAAACGCATCCCAAGACAGGTTGGTGTCTTGCACGCCATACCGATTCCCAGCCACATAAGCAGGGTGCGGGTTGACGTGTATTTTGCGTTGGCCTGTGGTGATTGCTTTGGTTTCCTTTTGCTGAAAACCGCTATCAACCTGTCGTGTAAGAACATCGTGGGCACAAAACCCAATGATGTCCGCCCACTCGCTGATGATGCCTACTGCACGCTTGTTAAGTTTCAAGCTGTAAGCGTCATAATCTTCGGTCAAGGTAGGGTTGCGCACCTTGTTAATCTGTTCGTGTGCGATACAGATAATGGTCATGCCACGTTCATTGCGCAGCGTGTCCAACTCGTTAAAGAATTGGCGCCACAAATCATCGGCAATGATATAGCCCTTGCCATAGCCAATACTCTCGATATTGGGCACCTTGTTGTCGATGCAAATCTTTTGATGGATCAACGGTTCTAGCCAATCCAACGAATCGACAAACACGGTCTTAAACTCATGTGCGTCATTTCTTAGCGTATGAATCGCGGAAATGACTTCCTCATAGGTCTTAGCCAGTGGGAACGCGGTCGCCTCAATCGCGTCTATACCATCCTCAGTGAGAATACCCACCGACGCTGGCGCCGACACTGCAAAAGTGGTTTTGCCAATCTTCGGCGGCCCGTAAATCACAATCTTAGGCGCCCTTAATCGCTTGCCTTTGGTGATACTGCTTAAATCAAATGCCATATCGTTCGCTCCTTACTTCGTTACTATCAACTTCGGTTCAACGTCGAGTTCTTCGACGGTATCTTCGATTTTTTCAAAATGTTGGGCGCTGCCAAGAATGGACTCCAGCAACACGGCAATCATTGAGTGCGCTCGGCTGTTAGCATCGTGGTCGTCGCCAAAGTCAACCCCCACATTCACCCCACCACCTTCTTGATCTTCAATCCAGATTGATCCTTTAGCCATGAGAAGCCCCCAAGATTTGACGCCATGAGCCAGAACGCTTGGCACGTTGATATATCGAACGCGTTGACTGATTGCCAACACGCCAAGGCTTGCCTTTGCCTTCGGAAAAATAACGGCGTTCATCGGTTGGGTGATAACCGCCAAATACCTTTCTCAATGCTTTTGCTTTCTTACTATTCACTCTCAACGACCTTAACTTCCACTGAAGTTTTAGCGGGTTTAACTTCCATTGGCAGCAGGGCGTAAACATCCGGCTTGTTTTCTTGTAGCCACTTGACGCCTTTTTCGTCCAACTCAGGTTTGTATTTAACAGGGTGGATTTGCGGATCAATCTGGGCTTTAACAGACTCCCAGGCTTTCCAATCCATCTTGCGTGTGACTTTGCCGGTCACAGTCACTTTGAAGCCAGTAAAGCTATGGGTTTGCGAACCTTCGTCACGTTTGCCTGTTAGCTCTACGATCTGATTTTCAAGTTCAACACGGCGCTTATTAGCCACCGCTTCCGCTTTCTTGGCTTCTAGCCATTGGTTACATAAATCTTCAATTGCCATTCTTCGATCCTCCTTTCGGTTCTTGTTAAGGCAAAAATAAGTTATCACACTAATTGAGTTTTTCTCAACTTATTTTTCAAAAAATTTTAACTAGCCAAGCGTCCTACGAATTATCACCTCAGTAACCGTGCCGATAACGCGCACGCCGTCTTTAAAACGATAGGTAGGAAAACGCATATCGTCAGCCATCAACAACTCGTCACCGCCTTCGCGCACAAATCGCCTAACAACTGGCTCAGACGCTTTGCCCAAAGTTGCCAAGACCACTTGGCCAGGTTGCACCGTTCGACCTTTGCTCACAACGGCATAACACCCAGTTGGGCATGACGACGTAAGCGCATCACTCATCACCATGATTGCGGCAGCGGTTTGCGGTGGATAGGCAACGGATGTTTGCAGGTATTCCGTCACGGAATCCCACGCCCAGCGTGCAATAGCCATCGGTGCCACTACCGGA